GGACTTCATCGGATGACTCTGGTAATCACCGATGGAGAATTTTGGTGGAGCTGGCGGGAGTTGAACCCGCGTCCGAAATTTCTACATACCATTAGGAAACTTAATAAATCATATATATACCAGATTAATCATGTGGTTAGTGTTTTTCTATGTCAGGGGGTATCATCCCGTTTTAAAGCTCTGCCGCCAATTTGCCGCCACATATCAGCCAAAGATTCTGTCATAGTCGAAGAGTTGATCTATGCATACTTCGAGTTTATAAAAATCAGTTAATGGGTAAAGCTTTACTATATCTTCGTAAAAATTTGAAATTCCAGACAGCCGTTCCTTTCGTTTTAAGAACTTTGCAGCATTTACTTGCTCTGGGGTGCGTTCACCCACAAATTGATAGTCTAATGTTTTAAGGACTTGCCATGAAACCGGAGGTGTGAATTCAAATAATCCTTTTAGTCGAGGACAATACTCCTGCATTACAGTTTGTCTGTATGTCGCTTTGGGGGGGAGTACAACGTTAATTGAACGATGAGTCTTATTTGCGTTAGGCATTCGGGTTGAATAATAAGCAATTCCTACAATTGGCGAACTGGCTCTTCGACTAATCCATTGCATTAAAAGGTTTGGGATAATATATTCTTGAATGAAAGATGCATTATCGTTCTTTTTTATGTAACTGCAAGACATTATTAAGGGCCATAAAATCAAATAGGATGCCTTGCTCCAGTTTGAATTTTTAAGTTCATCCCCCTCTAAAATCCCAGATATTGGATTGTTTAACATTAAAGGTGAGAAATTAAGTATCTTAGATTTATCATCCTCAGATATGAAGGATGATAAATATAATTTATCGAAATCTGGTTTATTCATTTCCTGCCAGCAGACATAAAGAGATGAACCGAGATACAAGCAAGGTAATCCCGCTACTGAATATCGTTGTGCATTTACATTGTGGCGTTTCGTGAATGGTATATGAAATATTTCTTCCCTTTCTGTTAAAGGCGTATCTGATTTTCGAACTCTAAATAAAGGCTTTTCAAAATTGCAAATGTCATTCAAAGGAGTAGTTATACGTTGAATATGTCGATTTATTACATCTGCTGAAAAGGTTTCATCGAAAACATCATAGGCAGATTTTATATCTCCAGAAAGGAACTCTTCTAGACATTTTATAATTCCTGTGCTGATTCGAGTTATTCTCCTAATCATTAGGCTAAAATTTATGTTCGTATCATTATCGTCTTCATATTTCTTGAGGGCCTTTATGTAATGCTCATGCCGACTTTTAAAGTCAGTGACAATGTCTTTTTCTAATATAAGTGGAGGAGCAATGAAAGGCATGCTTAAGATGCTATTGATGATGTGGTTATAGTGAATCTCTTTTGATTTATCATCGTCCATTTCGTATACCTTGTATATTGTTTAAAAGAAAATGTTGTTATTAATGTTTGAGGTTTTGAAGGGCAATACTAACGTATAATTATCAACTTTCATCGGCATTACCCAGAATTTTTTTAAGGAAGGCATTTTATGTCAATCATTAAACCGTCCCTCGAATTTTTTTCCGTTTAAAATCAGAAGCGGGACCATAGGCTCAATTGGTTGAGATGTTCTTCTGTTGCTCATGATAGTGTCAAGGCCCGTTGGTGCTCTGCCTGCTGAAAATAATTTTGTCGATTTAGCAAAGACTTGCGTTTCTACCATGGTTAGCTGACCAGCGGCGTCAACTATACCTATACAAATTTTCTCTAAAGCTTCTAATATTTTGTACATCTCGTCAAAAGTTGCAATTGTCGTTGTAAGTACGGAATCGAAATATTCAAATTGGAATGAAACAGGATATGTGGGAAACGTAACATCTATGTGATTGCAAAGTTGTATTATTCCAATTTCGGCTAGATACCATGATGTTAATAAATTCTCCATACCATCTAGTTTGGCATGGTGGATAGCATTTTTACCTTTTTCGATATCTGTCAATATCCTATTTATTTTTATCCATGTTTGTAGTATCTTTTTTGTTTGTTCTCTGTCTGCTTCATACGTAACCCCGTGTGTTGGGCTGGAGTGAGGATAAAGTTTTTGATAAAGAGATAATGGATAAGTGATTTTAATATTTTTAGTATGCTCAACTTTTGTACTGGTGTGTATTTCTTTAACTTTTTCTGTTAATACTGTTTCTGGCAATGATTTGAAATAGTCAGTCTGAAATTTCACATGTGCATAGTAAACATCAGTTCTATTTTTTATTTCTGACTCAGTAATCTGCTTCTCAGTTTGAATGGTACGATGAAGATTATTAACTATGGAAGCAAGAGGAACTGCAGCGGCAAGAACCAATAATGGTAGTTTTGATATCTCGATAAATCTTTGGTAGCCATGACTTGTCAGGCTAAATGAATGTAGTTTTTCTATCCAAACCAATGTGCCTAATAATAAGCATAACGTAAAAGGAATGGCAATGGATATCCAAAAAAGAGGTTGTTCTAAAAGGCTCTTATGATCAAGTCGATAAAGGCGTTTTCTGAAAAATATAAAGCAAAACAAAATGAATGATAAAGAATAAATGATAATGGTAATGTTTTTTGCCATTTTAGAATCTCAACATTGCTAATGGATTTTTAGTGATAGCGTCTTCTAAATGATCAGGAGAAAAATGAGAGTAAATCATAGTCATTTTTATATCAGCATGGCCTAGGATATCTCGGAGTACCAGTATATTTCCTCCGTTCATCATAAAGTGACTGGCGAATGTATGTCTCAGGACGTGGGTACACTGTCCCTCGGGAAGAACAATTCCGGCTCGTTTTACTGCACGCTCAAAGGCTTTTCTGCAAGGTGTGAATAACTTGCCTCTGTTCTTAGGAAGTTCGTCATACAGATCCTGGGATATTGGTACAGTACGGTTTTTCTTGCCTTTGGTTTTGGTATAAGTGATCCGATATTTTGATAACTGATGGCCCTGAAGGTTTTCGGCTTCACTCCATCGTGCACCGGTAGCAAGGCATATCTTTGCGATCATCAATAGGCTAGGGCTTTGAGAATCTGCGCAGGCATTCAGCAAGCGAATTATTTCGTCCGAAGCTAGGAACGCCAGTTCCCCCTCAGCGATTTTGAATGTTGGTAGCCCTGCGAGCGGGTTAGGCGCTGACCAGTGACCAAGTTTTTTCAGAGTGCCAAAAACGGATGATAAGTTACGCTGTTCTAGGTTTACTGTGCGGGGCTTTACTGGCGACATTAGCCCACCTACTTCATTACGTACCTCACCTTTTAATCGTGCTTCACGATATTTGGTAAAATCTCCGGCGGTTAATTCAGAAGCGACGGGATCGCCCAGTCCATTGCAGATAATGTTCAGTTTCGCCATTAGGCGCTTGGGGTCCGCTAGCGTCTGGCCATAAAGGGAGTGCCACTGCTCAATCAATTCTGACAAATGCCGCCGATCTTCCTTTTCACCCAGCCACGGCTTTTTGTTCACTTCATCCATGGTGAAGTTTTCGAATGCTACAGCCTCGCCCTTTGTCGCAAATTGCTTGCGCACGCGCTTGCCATCACGCCCGTTTGGGTAACACTCGCACAACCATTTTCCGTTCGGCTGCTTTCTAATCGTCATGGTTAGATGCTCTTAATGACTTTTACTGCGCGGCCAACTACCTCTACATCATCTACAGCGCACTCAAAGGATGCTTCATCCTGATGAACCACAATTTTATTGCCAGGAATACGGGCTATCTTAACGAAGCTTTTAACGCCGTCGATGTCTACCAGCCAAAAACCATTGCTGATTTGTTTCACTGACGTATCCACAACGAAACTATCACTAGCTGTTTTTACAAAAAGAGAGTTGGAAGATTCACTATCCAGCAGTCTGCTATCGAGAAGGATTTCATCACACGGCTGAAGCTCGCCGTTCTTCAGCTCAGCATGTTTGATACTGGGAGCAACGATTTTAGAAAGTGGTCTTACCGTGACGGAGGTTTCGTTTTTGAGATTCTTTTCTTCGTTCTCACTCGCATACATATCCCCCTGGCCGGTAGCCAGCCATAGAAGGGAAATTCCTGTTTCTAGGGCGCATTGAATTACCCACTCAGCGGGAAAGCTATCTCTTAAGTATCTGTTAGCCATAGTACTTTTAGATACGTTCAAATGTTCGCAGAGCTGCTGGCGTGAGCTGAAATTGTAGGCCTTAATAAGCCTATTGATTGCATCACGTCCACCACTATCATTCCCTGCCTTGATTAAACTCATAATCAAACCTCTTGACGCATATAAAAAGTGATCCTAATATCCATTCATGGTTTGAAAAGCAAAACCAAACCACATAAAACGAGATGAAACGAAAACAAACTAAGAGATACTGCACTATGAGCACAGATATTTCAATTCGAGTACCAAAAGAGATGGCTACGCCTGCAGAGTTCGCGGAGTGGGAAGGTATTTCCCGTGGATCTGTATACCAAAAAATTCACCATGGACAACTTGCTAAGTACATGGTTAAAAAGGATAAAAACAAAGGTCGCGTAAGCCTGCGTTACTTAATGTACAAAACCGATCAGGTCCGTGAGTCTCTTGGTCATTCCAACTTCCGCGTCATTGTTGGTCAGTAAGTTCGATTATGAGAACTTTTTAAGGGGCTCACATGTTTGATTATAAGATTTCCAAACATCCACACTTTGAAGAGGCCTGCCGGGCTTTCGCACTGCGTCACAACATGGCGAAGCTGGCAGAACGCGCGGGAATGAATGTCCAGACGCTGCGCAACAAGCTGAACCCGGACCAGCCGCATCAGCTCACACCGCCTGAAATCTGGCTGCTTACCGATCTCACTGAGGACTCCACCCTGGTTGACGGCTTCCTGGCACAGATTCACTGCCTGCCATGCGTACCGATGAACGAAGTGGCAAAAGAGAAATTGCCGCACTACGTCATGAGCGCCACCGCTGAGATCGGGCGCGTTGCCGCCGGAGCCGTTACTGGTGATGTGAAAACAACAGCCGGGCGCCGTGACGTGATCAGTAGCATCAATTCAGTAACTCGTCTGATGGCACTGGCTGCCGTTTCCATGCAGGCCCGCCTGCAGGCCAACCCCGCAATGGCAAGCGCGGTGGACACCGTAACGGGCCTTGGCGCTTCGTTCGGCATCATCTGAGGTGATTATGCTGACTAATGAACCGTCATTCGCATCGCTTTTAGTTAAACAAAGCCAGGGTATGCACTGCGGCCATGGCTGGATTATCGGGAAAGATGGCAAGCGTTGGCACCCGTCCCGCTCTCAGGATGAACTGCTGGCAGGGCTGACCACTACCAAACGGGGGAAACCATGGCTATTGAAGGCGCTGCGGCGACTGTTCCATTAAGCCCGGGTCAACGTATGGAAGGGCTGAACCGAATAGCGGAATTAAGGGCGAATGTGTTTGGTCTGAATATTGAGCCAGAGCTTGAAAGGTTTATTAAAGATATGCGCGACCGCCGCGATATAAACCATAAACAAAATGAGCGGGCACTGGCAGCCATATTCTTTATGGCAAAAATTCCGGCAGAACGTCACGGCGTCAATATTAGTGATCTGACTACTGACGAAAAGCGGGAACTGGTTAAAGCAATGAATCATTTTCGTGCAGTGGTGAGCTTATTTCCCAAACGGCTAACCATGCCGAATTAACCCACAACAGAAATTAATGGCGTAAACCCGCCGGGCATTCTTTTGCCCAAATTCAGGAGAAAGAGAAATGCAGAAAGAATTACCAAAAATGGTTGTGCCAGCAAACGACCAGCTTATGGCGGTGATCGATATTGCCAAACGTGAGGAGCGCAAAGGGCGCGCACTCGCTGTTTCAATCCGCCTTGAGGCGCTGGCAACCCATATCACCAACAGAGGGTTAAACGGTATTGAAGCGGCTGAACTGTTGCGCCGCGAAGCAACCCGCTACGAAAACGAATCACAGGAGCTGCACTAATGGCTGACTCTATGGACCTCGTACAGCAGCGCGTTGAAGAACAGCTGCAGCGCCACATTCATACCGCCCGCAACAGGGCGCCGGGCATTTCCCGTGTGCTTTGCATCGAGTGCGATGCACCGATCCCTCCAGCGCGCCGCCGTGCCCTTCCGGGCGTGCAGTGCTGCGTAACATGTCAGGAAATCGTTGAGCTGAAAGGGAAGCATTATACCCGAGGCGCGGTGTGAGCTTCGGAGCCAGTCACTGATGTCTGAATTAATAAAAGACAAAGGCGGCCCGACCGTGGCCGCTGGGGCTTTTCCATGGAACGGCCCGAAAAAAGCAATAAACCCCTATCTGGAACCGGCGGAAGTAGCGCCGGTTTCTGCGCTTTCAAACCTGATTACTCTCTATGCTGCGGATAACGAGCAGGAACAGCTGCGCCGCGAAGCCTTGAGTAATGAGGTCTGGGAACGCTATTTCTACAATGAATCCCGTGATCCTGTTCAGCGGGAAATGGAGCAGGACCAGCTGATAAGCCGCGCCAAAATGGCCCGCGAACAGCAGCAATTCAATCCCGATCTGGTCATTGTTGCTAACGTGAGCGCCCAACCGGCGCACATCAGTAAGCCGCTGCTTGAACGGATTAAATATTTCGAGGGCCTGGGCAAGCCGAAGGCATATTCCCGCTATCTGCGTGAAACCATCAGGCCGTGTCTTGAACGCCTGGAGCGCGTGCGTACCAGCCAGCTTTCTGCGTCATTCCGTTTTATGGCGAGCCACGACGGGCTGGAGGGCTTGCTGGTCCTCCCGGAAATGAACCAGGAGCAGGTCAAGCGTTTATCTACCCTGGTGGCGGCGCACATGAGCATCTGTCTGGATGCTGCCTGCGGTGAGCTGTTTACGGATGAAGACGTTACGCCGGAAGAGATCCACCGGTCATGGGAAAGGGTGGCCGCTGAGGCCATGCGCCTTGATGTTATCCCGCCTGCTTTCGAGCAGCTGCGCCGTAAAAAGCACCGCCGTAACCCGGTCCCATACGAACTTATTCCGGGCTCGCTTGCCCGTATGCTTTGTGCGGACTGGTGGTATCGCAAGCTGTGGCAGATGCGGTGTGAATGGCGGGAAGAACAGCTGCGCGCTGTCTGCCTGGTTAACAAAAAGGCATCCCCGTATGTCAGCTATGAGGCCGTGATCCACAAACGCGAACAGCGCCGCAAATCCCTGGAGTTTTTCCGCTCGCATGAGCTGGTTAACGCCGAAGGTGACACGCTGGATATGGAAGAAGTGGTAAACGCCAGCAGCAGCAATCCGGCGCACCGGCGCAACGAAATGATGGCCTGCGTTAAGGGGCTGGAGCTGATCGCGGAAATGCGTGGTGAATGCGCCGTGTTCTATACCATCACCTGCCCGTCACGCTTTCACGCGACGATTAATAACGGCAGGCCAAACCCGAAGTGGACCAGTGCCACGGTCCGCCAGAGCAGCGATTACCTGGTGAATATGTTCGCCGCCTTCCGTAAGGCGATGCACAAAGCCGGGCTGCGCTGGTATGGCGTCCGCGTTGCTGAACCACACCATGACGGCACCGTGCACTGGCACCTGCTGTGCTTCATGCGCAAAAAAGACCGCAAATCCATCACCGCGCTGCTGCGTAAATTCGCCATTCGTGAGGATCGGGAGGAGCTGGGCGCCAATACCGGGCCGCGCTTCAAGTCTGAGCTTATCAACCCGCGCAAGGGCACCCCGACCAGCTATATCGCCAAATACATCAGTAAAAACATCGACGGGCGCGGGCTGGCGCAGGAAATAAGTAAAGAAACGGGCAGATCACTGCGCGATAACGCTGAGAACGTAAACGCCTGGGCTTCGCTGCACCGTGTCCAGCAATTCCGCTTCTTTGGTATCCCTGGCCGCCAGGCGTACCGCGAGCTGCGCCTTCTGGCCGGACAGGCTGCCAGGGTGCAGGGTGACAAGAAGGCAGGCGCGCCGGTACTGGAAAACCCGCGTCTGGATGCTGTGCTGGCCGCAGCTGATGCTGGCTGTTTTGCCACCTACATCATGAAGCAGGGCGGCGTCCTAGTTCCCCGTAAACATCACCTTGTCAGAACTGCCTACGAGCTTAACGAGGAGCCGAGCGCCTACGGTGATCATGGTGTTCGTATCTATGGCATCTGGTCCCCGATCATTGAGGGCCGGATCTGCACTCATGCAGTGAAGTGGAAAATGGTTCGTAAAGCCGTTGACCTTCAGGAGGCGACAGCCGACCAGGGCGCTAGCGCCCCTTGGACTCGTGGCAATAACTGTCCCCCTGTTGAAAATCTAAACAAATCTGGGGGTGATTTACCCGATATTAAAACCATGGGTGAAAAGGCACTGCAGGAATATCTCCACAATATGGGCCAGAAGGAACGGCGGGAACTGACAGCCAGGTTAAGACTGATAAAACCGAAGCGGAAAAAAGCATACAAACAGAGTATTTCGGAGCAGCAGCGCCTGCAGCTTCAGGCAGAACTGAGTTCCAGAGGGTTAGATGCAAGTAATGCGGAAGTGGATTTGCTTTTGCGTGGCGGTAGTATCCCCTCTGGAGCAGGGCTGCGCCTGTTTTATCGGGATCAGCGTTTGCAGGAAGATAATAAATGGCGCCGGTGGTACTAAGGCGCCTTAGATTGAAGGGTTACAAGCCAGCCAGACTCTTACCGCGAATGCGGGCAACTTCATACTTCAGTTCAGCCGCCTTGGCCTCGCAGAGCCTTAAGGATTTTAGCCATTGTTCTGTTGTAGGTTTACCAAATATGTCTTCCATCACTACAACCAAGTAAAGGCAGCGGCCAGTGCCTAGTTCACCTGCAACCAGGCAGGCAGCGTTAGTTCCTGCCATAAGTTCAATACATGCTTTACGCATCGATTTTTCCTCATTCCGTTGTCTCTTGTAAAGCATCGCACTTGAGCCATCTGTTTGAAACATAGAAAAAACAATTTACATTTGATGGGTAATTTTATACTGTATTTATATACAGTTGTTTTGATTGGAGGGGAAAATGCAGGACTATTTTTTGGAGTCGTTGAAACTCCAGCGCATTGATTTTTTTGTGAAGCTTGTAGCGGCCAGTGAGTGCGATGATGAAGAAAAGCGGCTGGCTATCCAGTGGGTTTCGGAGCTGACTGATGAGTTGATGGCGAAAATCCGTACTCATGAGTACAACCGTTCCATGGATCTCCCCAGTTAAACATAGGAACGTTGCTGGCGTTAGGACTTGATTCTGACGCTAGCAAGGTTGAACAACGAGCGATGCGAGGCGTTAGTGCCGTAGTGCATGTCTATGCTGCATGAAAACGCATGATCGTTAGAGGATCGTTTTTGCTGAGGCCTGCCAGAACTGGCGGGCTTTTGCTTATGTCATGCAGGTGCATGAAAACCACCCCATAAAGCGGTCAGGCGTGGCGGGGCTACGAGCGCGCGCCGAAGCGATTATGTAAGAGTTTTGGCTATTGATGTCATAGTGAACTTAATGATGGAGAAAGTGTCAACCTATGTGTAAACTACAGTTAGTGAGATAGAGAGATATGAGATGAAACAACTTCAAGGAGGGCGGCATGAGTACTAACAGCAAACGTATGTCCAATGCGCCCGTTTACTACGCATTGGTGCAAGTAAAGTTTACTCCAGTAGCTGCAATGAGTAAGTATGTTCCAGACATACAAGATGCGCTAAGAGTTGAAGGATTTCCTTTATTTGAAGTTTCCAATACAACTCAGCTGAAATTTGAAATGAAAAATCCCAATGAGCCACCGGTACATTCATTTGAGCCTGTGACAAGTTGGTTGATGATTGATGCAGATAGAAGGTCTGGTTTTGTTTTAGGCAACGATTTCATTACGTTCCATACAACAGATTATGATAATCATGTACCTTTCATCTCGTCATTAATACTTGGTCTGAGCAAAGTTCTTGAATTTGCTAAGCCATCGTTGGTAAGCCGGATTGGGCTTCGATATTTGGATGCTGTGTTTCCTGAGAAAAGCGAAACAATTGAGCAGTATCTTGTAAAGGAACTTCATGGTGTTGATTTTGGATGGATGCCAATACAGTCCATACAAGAGTCTGTATATCAGACATGTGTTGAGCCATTGATCTCTAATGGATTTATGGTTTCACGCATACATAAGATGAATGGTCAACTAGGTTTTCCGCCAGATATGATTCCTAATGGTTTACTGCCGCTGCCGAGATTTAGTAACACAGAGCATCGTATGCACGCAATAATTGATACAGATCATTATGTTGAAGGCAACATGTCAACTGATTTGCAGTTAATTGAAAAACAGATTCTTTCGTTGCATAGTAAAGTTAAAGAAGCATTTGAAGGCATGGTTTCAGATTTTGCCCGTGCTAAATGGCACTGAAACAACGGAGGTGACTAAAATGTATGCAATTCCTACTGGAAGCATAGGCTCTGTAGATCGGTATACTCCAGATTCGCAGTCAAGCTCATGTGTATCAGGTGTTGTTGCTGTCGCCGCATCTTTACTATTAGTTGGTACGGGGGCTTCATACCCTGTAAATGCTTATAAGCAATGGCGTCAGTATGTTCAGCCAAGGGTTCAGTTTGCATTTGATTCCATAGAGTCAACGTACACGCCTGCAATTTCTCCTGAGGTTGATGTCAGGAATGTTGCCCAACATTTGGCTAATATTCGAGAAGTGCTGTCTCCATCAATGTCAGAACTGGCTAAGGATTTGGGGATAACTCGGCAGGCCCTCTATAAATGGTTGTCAGGGGAGAACCAGCCTGATGATGCTTCAAAAGTCCAATTCATTACCAACCTCAGTAATGTTGCTGACTCTTTTTCCAAAGCTGGACTCAATGATGCGAAGCTATTGGTGAAAATGAAAGCATTCAATGGTAGGTCATTGATGGACTTAGTAAAAGAAGGTGAGGATTGGAACAAGCCAGTTCAGGTACTGATTGATGAAGCTAAAGCGATGAATGCAGCTGCTGAATCGGCCAATTACTTAGCAAGCAAGGCGAAACCGACAGATGATTGGAAGTCATCTATTTCAATTCCTGGAACAGTAGAGGAATAAATCACATTTATGTTGGTACGAGGAACATCATGGCGTCAGGGGCATGTTCTTAAACATGATGATGCCGTTTCACTTGGACTTCTGAAGCCTGATGAAACGAACCATAAAGTTGTAGTTATAACGCATGATTGTGATTTACAGAGTAATTCTGAAAAAAACGTGGAACTGATGTTTGGCCCCTTGAAAAAGGGGTCAAGCAAGATGAAAAGAGCTAAGCATCCGAGAATCCTCGATCTATGCTTTGAAAACCCAGAAAGTGCTAAGAAGAACGCAGTAGAGCTTCGGCATGAAAGAAAAGTCATCATTTCTAAAGAAGCTTTCCGTTGTGAGGAAAACGATCCGGCATTCTCCATTAGCACAGAAGAGAAACAAGCTCTTAAGCAATGGTTAGCAGCTAAGTATGGTCGTCCAGCTTTTCCTAACTCGTTTGAAGAACGCTTGCGGGCTTACGACGAGGATAAAAAGTTTATTTTCGAAAAAGAAGTTGCGGACATTATCGCCACAAACGCAGAGCATTTGATCGGGGTTTTTTTCGATTTGGGCGAAGAAAGATTTAACGATCTTGATGAAGGCATACCATATGAGCTTTCTATCAATGTTGTTTATGATGCAACTGAAGGTGGCCCCGATGCCAGAGGGGCGGCTGAACAAACCTGTTCTGATCTAAAGGCATTGTTTTATAAGTTTTATGGTGATCCAATCTTGGGACATTCAGAGCTTATAGAATTGAATACGTGCATTGCTGTTGCCGATACTCATTTCTCCCTGTATGCATTGAGGCGGATGGATCAATGGAGGGTGGAATACATCAGCCTTGAAGAAGATTCATATGGCGATTTCATTGGTGCCGGTGTTTAAACTGGCTGTTTCGACAGCCAGTTTAAACAGGCTTTAATCAAGCATCGCCTAATTTATATTCGTCAAAACGAATAATTTCGTCATTAAGCCATTCATTTAATTCCATTAATCTTTTTTGAAGTGGAATCAATTCATTACGAACGAATACTCGACTAGCTTTTTCCACATCTCCAAACCCACCAACGTTGCTCGGCATAATTCCCATCATCTGCGGTGGCACGCGGTGCGCTGCCATCATGTCATCGCGGCTAACGTTCTTGATATTAAGAAACTCATCCTTTGCCGCAACTTCCGACAACGGGATGATCTGGATGCCGTCTTTTTTACCATTGGGCGAGTACATAAACAGGTTGCGGAAGTTGCCTGGCCCTTTGGCGCTTTTCATTGCCTGGCGGATATTGTTAACGTCCTCCTGATTCTGTGCTGCATCGGTCATATACATGATGAAACCCGCATGGCTGCCGTTGATGTAATACTTCCGGCGGAACAGTGTTGCGGACTCGTTGAGCAGGGTTGATGGGATAGCGGAGAGATATCCGGGCAGCCCGTAAATCTCTTGATTAATATCCGGCTCCAGCAGATGAAAGATGTTGCCCTGCGTAAATTCATAGGGCTGCGTGGTCATGCCATACTGCACAAACCAGTAGGTGTCGAGGTCCATGCCGCGCCGTGTATACTTCGCCAGTGCTGGCTCCAGCGAGAGAACGCCGCCGAGCCGGTTGGTGCGCTTTTCCAGATAGGCGTTACCGAACACCAGATAGTCCTGGACGAAACGGGCAAAAGCCTGCTGGCTGAGCAGGCGGTGCGGGATGTAGGTACTGCTGAGAATGTCACGCTTTACGGCAATCGGTGAGCTGTGATGCACAGCGGCGCGATAGGTCCGCGCCAGTCCGTCAAAGCTCACCGGCGGCTCATACCAGCGGTCCATCTGCACGCATTCCACATAGTCCAGTAATTCGCGGCGGTCCAGCACTGGGATCGGATCACCAAAGCTGAATGCTTCCGCCCGGGTGGTGTTTTGTTGCTGCGCAGTTTCCTGCACTGGTGCGGTGCTGGTCTGGGCGTCGTGTTCACTCATTAAAAAATCTCCACAATGTTGCTGGTATTGGCGGCCTCGCCCTGCAGCGGTTCGTTAAACAGTGCGTGCATCGTTGCCCAGGCCAAATCTGCGTGGCTGGCCTCTTCGCTGCGGCTGGCTTCGTAGGTAGGGCGGTTGCCGCTGGCGGTGGTGGCCCGGCGGATAGCCATAAAGGACTGCGCAATGTCGGTATGCCCGGCGTCGAACTCCAGACGCCGGTGGCTGATAATGTCGTATGCCTTGAGCACCAGGGCGTTTTTGACGTTGGGGTTGTAGACAAACTC